TCATACCTATGCCCATTCTTGGCAAGGTAATGTGCCAGTCCGATATAACCAATACCTAACGAACGACGTGCTCTTGTGGCAATCTCTGCTGCTCTGACGGGATATCCCTGAAAATCAATGAGTTCATCAAGACTCCTGACAGCAAGATCGCAAAGAACATCAAGATCTTCAAGATCCCTAATTTTACCAACATTAATAGCAGAAAGGATACACAGAGCAATTTCACCATTTTCATCATCAATGTGCTGTAAAGGTTTAGTAGGAAGAGTGATTTCTTGGCAATTATGGACAAGAATGTCATTTGCAAAGAAATTATGTGTTCCTTTTACGGTAATATCGTAAACGGGAATTTCTTCTTCGAGATATTCAATCTTTAGCATTTTTTCTCCTGTTTTGTTCTAAAAGTTGTTTAGCAAGTTTTCTTTGAGTTTCGTCTCTATAATAAGGATTATACACCAATCCAGTTTCATTTTCAATACATTTATAAAAGTTTTGATGGTTTCCTCCAAATCTATTTTTAGAAAAATGTTTTGGGAATTTTACATTCAATTCATTAAAAGCAAACTCAACTATTCTTTTTCTGCCACCAATAAACCCATACTTTTTAGTAAACTTTACTCCAATTTCAATAAGTTGTTCATCAATGAGTCCTGAATAGTTTGGATTATTGCGACCAGTAGTTCTTATAGAAATATTGTTTCTCCACTCTTCCTGAACCTCCTGTGAGCATCTGGGAAGCATCCAACCACCAGTTCCACCTGAAGTGGCATTATATCCTTTTTTAGTATCACTTTCAAAAAGTTTAATAAAGTGTGTTTCTTTTTCATTAATAATGTTTTCATCTTCTGTTTGATAGGTTTCAATCACAGATAAGTCCCAACAATCTTCACCATATTTTCTAATAGCAGAATGAAATCTAAATTTAGAACCGTTTCTTGCTGATGATAAATGACGATTCCAACGATGCTCCAAAGAGTATTCAGTTTTTCCTATGTAAGATTTTCTATTTTTCTTATTGGTAATTTTATACACAATATATGTTTTCATAATAGGAGGTGTAATCTCATAACTATTTATAAAATATAGACATTACACTCCCTATAAAAATCAAATAATATTTAGAATGTCAGTTTCTTTAAGATGCTTTGCCATTACATATCGACGATTTTTGGTATAAACTTTATGATCTGGAGTAACAACAATACTCTTACCACTTTCTTCATCAGTAATTCTCATTACTTTTGCTTTTGGTGATGTTTGAGCAAATGCGGTAATTTGATTATAATCAAGTGCTTTAGATGGATCTCCATCAAGATCATAAGAAAGAACTTCTACACACTCCAAAGGAAGACCTTCTTGAATAAATTCTCCAAGTTGTTGTATTTCAAATACAAGAGGAGGGAGACGAGTTGTTTCTGTTGTATTACCATCAACTTTTTTAGAAGTAGTAATTCGTACATCAATCTTTGTATCACCCGCAACACATAGGTTGCTCATCTCAACTTTATCCATAAAGGATGAATGAGAATTGCAATGGTCAATATTCATGATATAAATTCTACCAGTTTCGGCACGTTCTTTCAGAAGATCGAAAAATAATTCTTGTGCCCCGATAGTCTTTCTTGGAATAGACTGATCTGATTCATAGTCCACATAGCAAGCGTCAAATGCATCAGTACCAAAAGCATCATAGAGGCCCGGTACGTCATTCGGTGAGAATAAGCTAATCTCCCCATTCTTAATGAAACGTTCGTAGAAAAGTTTTGAAATTTGGATTGAGTAGTCAAGTTTCCTCACTCGGTTGTCTTCTGTACCCTTATTGTTCTTAAGAACTAGGATGTCTTCGATTTCGATGTGCCAGATTGGGAAGTGTACCGTAGCCGATCCACCGCGAATGCCATTCTGAGTACAACATCTGACAGTGCTTTCAAATTTTTTGAGGAATGGAACAACACCTGTGTGCTGCACTTCTCCGCCTCTGATTTTACTGTTGATGCCACGGATTCGACCTGCGTTGATACCGATTCCCGCCCTTTGTGCAACATATTTGCCGATAGCCATATCAGAACTAAAGATGCTATCGAGGGTGTCATCAACATCAACAAGAACACAGCTAGCAAATTGTCGAAGTGGAGTTCGCACTCCTGCCATGATAGGTGTGGGAATGTTGATTTTGTGTCTTGAGATTGCATCGTAATATTTCCTAACGTAATCTAGTCTCGTTTCCTTTGGATATTTAGAGAATATGGTTGCGGCAATCAGAAGATACATGAACTGTGGAGTCTCATATACCTTACCATTACTCCTGTCCTGCACAAGATACTTATCACAGACTTGACGCAAACCTGCATAAGTAAACAAGTAGTCCCGATCATGATCAATAAAGGACTGAAGTTTATCAAACTCTTCATCAGAATACAGATCAAGTATTTCTGCATCATAAACTTCTTTAGCAACACATTGCTCAACTTGCTCTTTTACTGTTGGTGTTTCGTGCATACGACCATACAGTTGTTTACGAACGGCAAACAAAAGAAGACGTGCGGCAACAAACTGATAGTTAGGATTATCTAAACTTACTAAGTCTGATGCAGAACGAATTAGAATCTCCTGAATCTCATCTGTTGTAATACCATCATAAAACTGAATACCAGATTGAATCTCAACCTGACTTGCAGATACACCAGCAAGATCTTTACATGCCTCTTCTACCATTACATGTAGTTTATTTAAGTCGAGAGGTTCACTATTTCCATTTCTTTTAGTTACCTTTGTTCCGTTGGTCATATCTTTTTCCAATTGTTAAATTTAATTTTTGCTTCTAGTCCTGAATAGGTATTCAATTCTACCACAGACATGACATCATGTCCAGAAAGAACCATGTCATTGATATCTTTATCAACTATGTTATTTGGCCAGATGACGACTTTTTCATTTCTATCGATACATCCTTCAACCCTTCTAACAATTTCTCTATTGCGGGGTTCGTTATCGTAAACAAAAATAATGTTGCTTCCCTTAAGATAACCCAAGTCACCATCACTACCACACAAAGCGACACTATTAGTGATGAAAGTGCTGTCAAAGGGTCCTTCGACCACATAGATAGATAATTTTTTATTGATACTTTCAAGTCCATAAACCTTCGGTGCTTCCTCATCCAACATCACAGTGATATATTTAGTGAATGATTTTCCCAGTGCTCTTCCCTGAAATCCAATGAGATTTTTATTCTCATCATACATTGGTATCACGATGCGACTCTCATCCTTCTTGATGGTGTCGAAAGTTTGTTTTTGCGTATTCGTCCATTCCATGAACTTATCAGCATAATAAAACTTATCTGGATCTATCTTACGTTTTGTTAGATATTCACTAGCAAAAGAATTTGTAGATGCCTTTGGAAGATCAATAGATTTCTTAAATACTGGTTTTACAAATTCAAACTTTGGTGCTTCCACAACAAAGTTTCTACCAGTATGACCTTCCTTAAACTTCTCAAGAGTATATTGCTTATGAAGATTTACATCAATCTCCTTTAGTAAATTATTGAAAGACATACTTGCACCACAATTATGGCACTTGAAGTTAGTATTATTCTTTACTTGATAGATATATCCCCGTGTCTTATTCTTATTCTTCTGCGAGTCACCACAAATAGGACAACGAAAGTTGTAGAGATTATCCTTAACTCTCTTAAACTTCTGGAGACGAGAAGATACCAGTCCAATATACTTGGAGTCAACTAAATCCATTATGTATGGACACTACCTTACTGGATCTATTATAACCTGCTGTGGGGTCTGAGTCAAGAACAAAGGTGCAATTCTACTACCGGCACCTATGAGCAGTGCAGAGACCACTAGAACTCCTCCTACCTGCCATCTAAACTTTGAAAATGCTTTTATCTCTACCTGTATTTTATCTATTCTTTCGTGTAGAATTCTACTATTTTTTTCTTCCGTATCTTTTAATTCGTCAATCATCTTAATAATCAAACCATCAGTCTTCATACTTTGCTCAATTCTTTCATCGTGCTTCGTCAGAATTTGAGCAATACGATTATTCCCTTCAGATATTTTTTCTACTGCAGATTCTAATTTGGAAAGCATCTCTCTTGAGAGTTCCTCATACATATCAAGTTTTGATTCTAATACAGCAACTTTTGAGTTGTTAGAAAGCATTAGATTTCTCCACCACTCCATCGTTTTCTTGCTCCAGGCATCAAACCTCTGGCGATAATAGTAGGTCTCTTTTTCTTTTTCAAATTCACAGGAGGTTCTCCAGTCAATCCTGCAACACCACTACCATCTCCAACAGAATTAGCAATTGCTTCTTCTCTAATAGATCGGGCCATATTCATTATATTTGATAATCTTCTATCGTCCATAACGTTAGTAAACTCCTTTGAAGCATCTACCATATTATCTATATCTGATAATGATAACTTTTGGACTGGATAGACATCAGAAAATCTCCACTTTGCCTGACCAGATTCTCCGGGTGTCTGATAATCTTGCGATAGTAAATCTTCAGAAGGAGGAAATAGAAACTTATCATACGTTCCAATATCTCCACCACTAATATTATTAGTAGGTGTTTCTTTTAGGTTTCTAATTTTAGAAATAACCCTATCAATATTCATTAGAGTTCTTTTAATTGTTCTAAGCAATAATTATCTGTTTCAATTTCACTTATTATAGTTTTAGGATATTCGGGTATCCTATTTAAAAATACAAAAAAACTTTTTATACATGCCCAAAGATCATCTTCAAGATTATAGAATAATAAAGGAACTGTAGCATCATCAAAAACATTAAACAAGACTGTTAGATGATTTAATATGAGATGAGTTTTTAATTCCCCAGTGTTTTTATATCTTTTCAATAATCTCTTGATGTACTTAATTCTTTTTAAGTCATCTTCAAAGTCATCTTTCGTGACTGCCTGGGGATTATTATAGAATTTTATAGCAAAGAGTAAATAATTACTCTCATTCAACTCTTCAAATCTCATACTACATTATCAACTATCTGGGAAAGGACCGTCATCTGGAGCATCAGATGTGGTTAAGATTCCACCAGCAACTAATACCTCAGATTTGACTCTCAAGTTTCCGTGCATATCAATGTAAGATGTGATTCCAACCCAACCAGAATGAGCAACAGCATATGCTGTTGTTGCAGCAATTCCTGCTTCAATTTCATCTATTCCAAATACTCCAGTGAATACTGGACTTGTGGAGAAACCAGTTGTCTTTGATTCTGGTGCATCATAAGTAGAATCACCAAGTGTGTAAATTGGTTCTTGTGATACAAAATATGTGGTTCCTGCAGGAACTGTTGTTAATCCAGAAACAAAATTAGCAGTATCTGCAATAGAAATTGTTGTAGATGTAAATCCACTTACGACTGCATAACCATAGGTTGCTCCAGTACCAACAGTTATAACATCTCCAGTACTAATACCAGAAGTAGTAAATGTGACAACACCAACTGCACCAGTTGCAATTTTAGAAGTCAAATTGACCGCAATTGTTCCAGCATCATATACTAAATCTTTATTACCCCAAAGTGACATGTTTCTATTACCTTATAATTCTTTTTATAATGATATTTATATTATTCAGTTTCTCTTGCTTTAATAGCATTTGAAACTACTTCAAGAAGTTGATCATCCATATCAGTTTTGGTTAACTTAACTGCTTTAGAAAGAATGACAAGACAAATCTCTACAAGTTTCTCACCCAGTTCCTCATTATCAGGAACTTTAGAAACTGCATCACCAATAATTTTTGATGCTAGTGGAAGTAAAAATGCTAACATGGTTTAAACCAGAAGTCTAAACTATATAGCAGATTTAATCTTTATTTGATACCCACTTACCATTAACTAACTTTTTAACTTCACCAGGACGCAATCTATCTTTTGCTTCTTTAGCCTTATCGTAAAATTTACCAAACTTCATTCTTTGATCTGACTTGGCAAACTTTTTCTTTTCATCGGCAAATTTTTTCATTTGCTTAGTATCGGCATAGTCTATTTTTTCCTGAACTTTTTTCTTCTCAGGAAGACCTTTATGTTTGGTTGATGCAAAATCCTTTACATCACTGTTGTTCATATCAGCAGCTGCCTTCGCAGTCTCAGGAGTCGTAGGTGCCATTTCTCCTTTTTGAATGGCACGAACTATTCCAAAGAACTTCTGTTGTTTTTGTGATACTGCAGGCATTACTTTTTCTTAGTATCCATAATAGCACCCTGACCATACTTGGCAGTGATGCTTGCCTTTACTCTTTCAAGTGCAGATGGACCACCTGCAGGTTTCTTCTTACCAAATGTATTGGGTGTGTTACTAATTGGTTTTTGGGGTCTCCTTCTAGCACCCATACCACCACGTTCTAATTGTCGATCCTTCAGTGAATCTTCGGTTTCTTCAACCATATCACCTTCCATATCATAAGACATCTTAAGACCCATTGCTCTCAACTTGTTCTTGGCAAGATTAATTTTAGTAGGCATTGATCTTGGATCTTCTTCATTCTTTGCAGGTTTGGAGTTTTCATCCCAGTATTCTCCACCATACTTACACTCATCTCTCGTCTCATCCTTATCACACTTTGGACAATAACGCATCATGCCTTCACCTTCAACAATAGTATCACCTTCCAATTTATGAGATGCTGCGATTTCTGCACCACCTCTAACTGCTCTCATTTTATTCTGAAGAATTCTCATCTTCATCATCTTATCTTTCTTACCCTGCTGTGCGGCAAGTTGCTCTTTCTTCTTTTCATCATCTTGCTGCTTCATAGAAGCATCCTGTTCGGCAATTTTTTGTGCCTTCAGTAAATCAAGTTCGGCACGAATACTCTCACCAAGACTTGGATTAATCTTTACATTATTCTTCCCCTTCTTCATTACATCAAGTTTTTTCTCACCATTATCATCTTTCTCATAGATGACTTCTTCAACATACTTAGAACGATACTGACCACCAGTTGTCTTGTGAGTATCAGCAAGTTCTGCTGCTCTTGAATCAGCATACTTTCTACTCTTTACTGGTTTACCAATCTTTTTCTCTTTTTTTCCATCAGGAGAACCCATTACTTGATAAGGTGCCTCATCAATATACTCTTCTTTTGCCATCGACTTTTTAATGGCTTTGTCTCTAGAACCCATATATTCTGCGGTCCCAGATTCTATCTTACCATCACCATCATAATCTTTCTTTGCCTTCTTACCACCATAATTTGGTTTTGGATCACCCTTATAAGCATCATCAACTTCTTTACGTCCAGTAATCTCAACAGAAGAAATATTCTTATTTGCTCTCAGTTCTGAGATCTTAGCACGATCTGCTTTTCTATATGATGTGTTACCAGTTTCTCTATCTGTAACTCTTACTACAAATTTTCTTTCTTCTGCCTCAGAAAAAACTCTAGAATAAACATAAGACGAAGAGTCTTTTACATGTTCAGATACAGGAACAACACCAGTATCAATCTGTTCTTTAAATAATTTCTTCTTCACAATTGCCTTGACTCCACCAGGAGCAGTAGAAGATCCAAGAAGTTGCCTATAAAGTTGCTGAACTTGTCCGGGACTCATATTAGATCCCGAAGTTCCTTTCATTTTTTGTCTTGCCTTATATTTGATATCAGAAGTGAGTTGAGATGCTTGTTGCTCAATACTCGAATTTCCGGCAGCATGACCTCTACGAGGTCCTTCTTCAAAAATATGGTTACTCATTGGAAAATCTAATAACTCTTACTTTTTTCTATATTTATTTATAAATTGTTTGCCCCATTCACTTCCGGGAACCATTTTCTCCACATACTTTCTATGAGCATCAGTTCCTACAAGTCTTTGATCGGCAGGAACACCAGAAGGTGCATTACTATTAGTTACTGATTCGGATACATCTTTAATCCAAGACTTAAACATAATATTATCTTCGGTGACACAAATCAGGTAGTTAGTTCCACGACGAATAATCTTACCAACTAATCCTGTATTAAGATTTTCTACTATGCTACCAACGGCATAAACTTTATTCTTGATAAAGTTTTCACGAAGACTTTTCCAATCAAACTTAGGAGCAATCTCCCACATATTCCATCCTTCTTTGATTTGCATCGCAGCACGAAGAGTATTATAAAGGTCTTTTGTTTGCTTATTATTCATCGTAGAAGGAACACCTTTACGGAATGCTGCAAAATCTCCTTCTGCTGCTGCCTTTCTTTGCTTTGATGCAGACATTCCTTCTGTTCCTTCTGCATCAGGATCTCTATCTCCAGCAGAAAGAACCTCTACATTATCAAAGGCATAAAGTTTTCCGTTATAATCATTCGATAATCTCTCAAATTCCTGAACTCTATCCCCACCACCAACAATTCTTACATTTGTATATCCATCATTATGTGCCTTCTTCAGAACATCAAAAATTGTTCTATTCGCAGGATCATTTACAATCTTCTCACTATGAGTCGGATACATCTGTCTCATTACTGAAACCTTTGTATCAGGATCTAATGGATTTTTTTTCTTATTCTGACTGCGTGAAGGTACAATAATATAATCACCTTCATCAGAACTTGCGGCAACCTTATCTAATAATTTTTCGTGTCCTGTTGTTGGTGGATTAAAACGACCAAATGTAACTGTCAGTGTTCCCTTCGTTTTTTCTACTGGTGGTGGTCCTTCTTGTGCAGGAGCATCTTGTGCGGCAGGTTGTTCTGGTGCTGCTGCTTTTTGTTGAGTCGGTTCTTGTGCCGGTTGTTTTTCGTATGTTGTTTGTGAAAGTTTCTTTTCTTTATCGGTTGATGGAGGATCCTGTTGTCCTACTCTCTGTCTCTTATTATAAAACTTTAGAGATCCTTTCTCTGTCTTCGCAACAAACTCTCCCTTATTATCATACCATCCACCATGACCATCACCTTTCAGACCCAATCTTGCGGCCTGTTGTGATGCAGTCTCAAATAAAAATTGGAAGAAACTCTTCATTACTTGTTCAGTTGTTTAATTATAGATTTTTCGTTTGTAACAATGTAACTGAGGACACTATTCCTCATTTTTATATATTTATCTATAATCTTATCTGCCTTGCTTGATGAGATTTTTTTATCAAAGGTCACATAGACGTATGCTAGAAAGTCATTATACTTCCTTTTGGGTGTCTTTGAGTCCGTTTCAAAGGATTGTAATAATTCCTTAACTTGTGGGTTCATTAATCCCATCTTTTTTTCCCCAAACTTTTTATCTTTGATATTTTTTTATAGTAGTTAGTAAACCCATTTTTACGAACTTTGTTTATAAAAACTTGAAATTGTGGTTCATTAGTAAGTTTACCTTTATATCTAACCTCCAAATCAACAATACTTACTCCATTTGTCGAAGTTCCAATTACCATTTCATAGAATAATTTTGCAGCAGTAGCACCTTCTTCCCAAGCATGTTTTTTCTTTGCACCATCTTGTTTTTTTAATATAAATTTTGAAGTGTCCGGATCTTTAAACATCTCTCTAAAAATTTCACTAACTAATCTACCTTCTTTTTCATCAGCATCTTCAACAATTAATTGATCTTTCTTATAGTCACCAACTCCTGTCATCAAACTAAAATGAAATGCAGTATCTTCAATCCATGCATCCATATTAATTTTAAAAATAAGATCAAAAAATTCCTCAAAAAACTTTTTTGACTTATCTGGTTTACTTAAAGTCATGAATGCTTCATGCATACTTTTAAAGTAAATATTTTTATTGCTAGCATACTTTGATCCAGTTTTAGAGGTTAGCATTTCATTTTTTTCTTTTCTTTCATAATGAAATAATTTTTCAACAGCATCCAAAACTTGTTTTTCGGTCATTTTATCGATGGTTTTTCCCTGATATTGTCCACCAGTTTTAATATTTAATGCTCCCCTAAAAAATGTATCTTTAGATTTTTCAATTTTTGATACTTCTGCTCCAGAAATTCTTTCTTTGAGAAATCCAACTTTACCCAATACAGGTTTGTTTAATAACGTAGGATCTGCCTCACTAATCGCTCTCTTTTTTAAACTTAATCCCCAATAATGTATAGCTTCATTTTTTCCAGTAGTTTTTATTTTAACAATCACATCAGATGAATTGTAATTTTTTATTGTTCCCGTATCTGGATTATATTTACTAATTTCATTTGCCCATTTCTTTCCTGTTTGCCAGACAGTTTGAATACTTGCATTTCCTATTTGGTCAATAACATAATTTGATACAGACAAAGCCTTAGCAAGGTTTGCCATGTTTGGAACCTTAACATCACCGGTTTTTACAAAAAACCCTGCATCTCCAGAACCTCCAACAACTTTTGGCACCCATACATCAACTAATTCCTGAACCAACTCAGTTGCTTTCTCTATCGGATTAGAATTTAATTGATTTACATTGACAATTTTATTTCTAGCAATTAGGGCAGCAGTCATTACCTCATGAGGATCTGGTTTTGCCATTATCTTTTTTTAAGTATTTATTATGAAGTTATAATCCTTTGAGATAGTCCTTCTCTTTTTGATATGGAACTATCTCACCAGTATAATGTTTCCATCCCTCATGAAGTTCTGGAACTAACCATTGGTCAACACGATAACAATATTTCCAGTTCACAGGTTGTATACAATTCATCACAACTACCGTCCAGAATGCTATGAGATAGTTGAGAATTGTATACATTATTCTTCTATCTTCTTAACTTTGGATTTTTTTATTTGCTTTGAACTCCAGAATGCAAGTGCAATCAGAGCAAAGTAAAATATTGTATCATCAATCATCACAAGAAAAAAGATGACACTACCACCATATCTTAGCCAGTCAGGTAATCTCTTAGTCAGTT